CAAAAACCACTGCACGATGTAATCAGGCGTGATTGAATCCTCACGAATAATCGTAATCAAGCCCCGGTCAGCCATTTCCTGAACCGGGAACTTAATCGGCCTGCTCTCCACTCTTAGGGCTAGGTGGCAGACAAACGTATGCTCAATCCAATATCTCAGGCCCTTGTGCTTGAACAGTAGCCCGCAACTAGCAAAGTCTGTCACTTGCGCATAGTCAACAGCTCCAATGCACTGCAAGCCTTTCAGCTCGTCGTATGGGATCGGCCTGTTAGTAGCCTGGATCTTCTCCCAGGGGACGGCCTCCGTATAGCTCTCTTGAGCCGGTAGGTTCATACGCTTGGTTAGAAACTCGACCGCCTCACTCGGCTGATGCTGCGACCGGACATGATGCGCGTTCATCTCTTTTTGTAGCTCCGGAAAATACGGCAAAGACGGGTTCGCTTTGACCCACATTTTGGGATCCTCGGCCTCTTCCTTCTCGTCTATTTTGTAGACTAGAGGCAGGAGGCCAAGTCCGGTGATTTCACCCGTGAGAACGCCTCTCGCCATCTCCAGCTGCTGGTCGAGCACTCCCTGGCACACATAGCCATCGGTAGTGATGAAAAATACCCGCGAATGCTTGCGCTTGCCGAAACCACTTCGGAAAACGTTGATAATATCCCAATCTTTATACCCGTGGATCTCGTCGAAAATCAGACACGCCGATCTGCGCCCGTCTTTTGTCTCGGCATTGCTGGTGTTGTAGCGGATATAGCTGCGCGTTCGCGTGTTCGTGATTAGCTTCTTGGTTTTATGGAAGAATCGCCGTGACTTGGACCAGGTATCCTCAAGCATCTCATAGACATCATCAAAGCTAATCCTGGCCTGGTCCTCTGCATTCGCGATGATATCCACGTTGTAACCACGTATGCCGTGGTAGTGGGTAGTGAGATACCAGGAAATCGCCGAGATAAAGCCACTCTTTCCATTGCCTCGGCCCATCATGAGAAAGATTTCATCAAAGACAACTGCATCCCGGCTCTTGTAGTAGCAGTGGATGAGGGCCAATATAAAAAGCTCCCAGTCTAGGAGCTTAAACTCAAAGTATTTTTCTATAAGCTCGACGGCCTTGTCTATCATGTCGCCCAGGATGATGACGTCGGGGTTGTCCAGTTTTTGCTCAACGTAGTCCATGGCCTGCTTGAGCTCTTTGCAGGCAGGGATGCTGCCGGCCCGGATGCCGTCGATGTAGCTGTCTATATATGGGTGATAGTCTTTCCTGCGCATTTACGTGGTCACCACCTCCGACATCGCCAAGTCTAGTCACATTTCATCGTCATCAGACAGGTCATCCAAGCTGATGTCTCCCAGCTTAGTGATGATTTTCATGAGTGTGCTGGCAGTCCTATTGGCGCTGTCGGCGGTTTTGTTGTACGCGTTGATCGCCGGGTGGCTATACAGGTTTTGCCGCCCCTTGACATACTCCTTAGTAATGAGCAGGTCGCTTTCGTTTAGCTCTTTTTCGAGATCAGACAGTATTTTGAGCTGGACTTGGTAGCGCTTGAACGTAGTCAAAAACAAGAAATTCTGCTCGACACCAATCTTTTGTGCCGCTTCAACGATCTTCTGCGCTTGTCTATTCAGATCGACTATCACCCGAGCTGTCGCCGTCGCCACAGATGGCCCTCCTTGCTATTGACTCGGCCAACTTCTTGGCCGCCGTCTTGTAGGGATAGTTGACCCGGTCATTTGGGCCCCAATTGCCGCCCTCGCGGAGTTGTTTCTCCGTCAGGCCCATTGCAGCAATGGCTTTGGCGAGCCGCGCCTTTGGCTGCTGCGGTGACATCAGTTTGACACGGTTGCTCCAACCAATGCCGCCAAAAAACCACTCCTTAAACCTCAAGAAGTTCTCCCAGTAGTCATCTCGAAGCGGCATGATTGCCAGCGGCGTCGCCGGGTCCGGGCACCATGCGGTAAAGCTGAGTGCCAGGACGCCTTTTGGTGTTATCTCCTTCCATCTCGTCACCGCGACCTTGAGCTCTTCCCAATCGTCCGC